ACCAAAGGTAGCTAAAGCCATTGCTAAAAACATGAAGAAAAAAAAGTGATGAAGCCCTGTACGTGTAAACATAAATGAAACTAACTACTCGCCAACAGAATACTTTAAAAAAACATTCTGAACATCATTCTGCAAAGCACATGGCTTTTATGAAAAGATTGATGAGGCAAGGTGTCTCATTCTCACAGGCACATAAGAGGGCACAAGCCAAGGTAGGTAAGTAATGCCTAAGAAAAAAAGTGTTAGCTTGTCTCTAGGTAGAGGTGAGAAATCCCGTAAGGGTGGTCTTACTGCTAAAGGTAGGGCTAAATATAATCGTGCAACTGGTTCTAAACTTAAGGCTCCACAACCTCAAGGAGGTGCACGTAAGCGTTCTTTCTGTGCCCGTATGAAGGGTAACAAAGGGCCAATGAAAGACAGCAAGGGTAGACCTACAAGGAAAGCTCTTGCATTACGAAGATGGAAATGTTAATCATGCCAAAGAAAAAGAAAAAGTCTAAACCAACAAAGAAAAAGGGGTACTAACATGGCTGCCAAGAGAGGACTTTATGCAAACATTCACGCCAAACGTAAGCGTATCAAAGCTGGCTCTGGTGAGAAGATGAGAAAACCAGGGAGCAAAGGAGCTCCCACCGCTGCCAATTTTAGAAGGTCAGCAAAAACCGCAAAAAAACGTAAAAAGAAATGACACACAACCACAACAATGACAAGTGGCACGTAGCTGAAGAGCTCAATGGTCGCCTTGCAATGATAGGAGTAGTAGCTGCTATAGGTACATACTTCTTTACAGGTCAGATTATACCTGGAATTTTATAATCAACATGCTCCCATAAGAGGTCGGCTCTAGCTGGTGGGAGCATTATAACCTCGTACATTTTACATATTTATACACATGGCTGCAATCTCATTACAAAGAGAAACAACCAATAAGTGGCAAGAGTTATGTAAGTGGGTTACAAGCACAGACAACAGACTATACGTTGGTTGGTTCGGTGTACTTATGATCCCTGCATTACTTACAGCTGCAACCTGTTTTATTATCGCCTTCATAGCTGCTCCACCTGTTGACATAGACGGGATACGTGAACCAGTTTCTGGCTCTCTACTCTATGGAAACAACATCATCTCTGGGGCAATCGTCCCGTCATCAAACGCAATCGGTCTGCACTTCTACCCAATCTGGGAGGCTGCAACCATTGACGAATGGCTCTACAATGGTGGGCCATACCAACTTATCGTATTCCATTTCCTCATCGGTGTCTCTGCTTATATGGGACGACAATGGGAACTTAGTTACAGATTAGGTATGAGACCTTGGATAGCAGTAGCATACTCAGCTCCAGTCTCAGCAGCCTTTGCTGTATTTCTTGTCTACCCTTTCGGGCAGGGGAGTTTCAGTGATGGTATGCCTCTTGGTATTTCTGGTACTTTTAATTTCATGTTTGTATTCCAAGCCGAACACAATATCCTTATGCACCCGTTCCATATGCTCGGTGTTCTTGGGGTATTCGGTGGTTCTCTTGCCTCTGCTATGCACGGAAGTCTTGTTACTTCTTCTCTTATCAAGGAGACAACTGCATTGGAAGCTCAGAACTATGGTTACAAATTTGGACAGGAAGAGGAGACATATAACATCGTTGCAGCTCACGGCTACTTCGGACGTTTACTTTTCCAATATGCAAGTTTTAACAATTCTCGCTCTCTACACTTCTTTCTGGCTGTTCTCCCCGTGGTTGGCATATGGTTTACCTCTATGGGTATAGCTACTATGGCATTTAACTTAAACGGTTTCAACTTCAACCAATCAGTTGTTGATGCAAACGGGAAGGTTATTCCCACATGGGCTGACATAGTTAACAGACAGAACCTTGGATTCGAGGTAATGCACGAGCGTAACGCACATAATTTTCCACTAGACCTTGCATAGATTTACATTAATTTTAACTTTAATTACAAATCTATTTATCATAGCTGGTGTCACTAGACACTGGCAGCCACGTCCGTTCATCCTTCGGGACGCATGCAATCAGATCATGGAACGGGGGTCTGATACTGAGGTATATTATGACTCAAGTAGAACTACAAGCTCGTCTTAAAGAGCAGAAGGATCATGCTAGAGCTATGAAACTTAAGTATCGTGGCATCGCATATACACCAAACAGGTAAATGGCATACAGGGAGGTTCGAGTCCTCCCTTACCTATTGGCATCAGCCTCTACGGAGATACCTAATGCCGTCATGACGGTGGGATAGACCACAACATCAGTATGAGTCTTAACTGAAACAAATAAGATTCCAACAAAACTAGATCTAGAAACGATAATTAATACCTTATAAAAATGGCACAACAGTCAACAAATAACCCAGCTTCACAAACCTTTCTGGGTAGAATAAATACAGCGACAAACGCTACAAACAACAGAGACCTTTATTTAAAGCTGTTCTCAGGTGAGATGTTTACTGGATTCCAAAGGGAGACAATCGCACGTGACCTAGTCATGAAGCGTACGTTAACCAACGGAAAGAGTTTACAGTTCATCTATACTGGTCGCACAAGTGCGGAATACCACACACCTGGAAACAGTATATTAGGAAACTCTGACAAAACTCCTCCAGTAGCAGAAAAAACAATTACAGTCGATGACCTATTAATCAGCTCGGCTTTTGTTTATGAGCTAGATGAGACACTAGCACACTATGAATTGAGAGGAGAGATCTCTAAGAAGATCGGCTACGCACTTGCACAAAAGTATGATAGACTAATCTTCAGAGCTATTGCTAAAGGTGCTAGACAGGCATCTCCAGTATCACTAACCAACTTCGTTGAGCCAGGTGGTACACAAATCAGAGTTGGTGCGGGTTCTAACGCAGACGATGCTCTTGATTCAGCTAAATTAGTTACAGCTTTCTATGATGCTGCAGCTGCTTTAGATGAAAAAGGGGTGAGTGATGACGGAAGAGTAGCCGTATTAAACCCTAGGCAATATTATTCCCTCATACAAGAGGCAGGCTCTAACGGTTTAATTAACAGAGATGTACAAGGTACAGCTTTACAGAGTGGAAACGGTGTAATTGAAATTGCAGGTATCAGAATCTTCAAGTCAATGAACGCTCCATTCTTCTCTAAGTATGGTACAAAGTATGCACCTGCTAGTGGTGCTTCAGCTGCTACTGACCTTGATACAGTAGATCCTGGAAATACAGGTTCATTTGTATCTGAGGCAATTGAAACAGCTACAACAGTTACAGGCAACAACTACGGAGCTCGTCAGAACTACGGTGCTGCTTCTAACTTTGCAAACACATGCGGATTAATATTCCAGCGTGAGGCTGCAGGTGTAGTTGAAACTATTGGCCCACAGGTTCAAGTAACTTCTGGGGACGTTTCTGTAGTTTACCAAGGCGATGTCATCCTAGGAAGACTAGCTATGGGAGCAGACTATGTAAACCCAGCAGCTTGTGTAGAATTGTTCGCTGGAACAACTACAAAGCCAGCTGCTTTCTCATAACTATTTATTTATATGGGGGCTTAGTCCCCCTTTTTTATTATGTCAGTAATATCTTACGGAGTGTCTACCGAACTAGATGCTGTAAACTCAATCTTGATGAGCGTTGGAGAATCCCCAGTTAATACTATAACTAATGTGCAAAGCCCCGAAGTGGTTATGGCACAGACTACTCTAAGGCAAGTCTGCCGTGAGATACAATCTGAGGGATGGTCATACAACACAGAGAATGAGTATCCTATTGACACCGATACCAACAACCAAGTGGTAGTTCCTAATAATATACTACAGATGGATCTTAATATATTCCAGCATGGAAAAGATTATGATGTAGTAAGACGTAGTGATAACGGTGTAGCCAAAGTGTATGATAAAAAAGGTCATACATTTACATTTACAAATGTTAGTAAATTATTTTTTGATGTAATATGGATGATAGATTTTGAAGATCTACCACAACCATTTAAAGATTACATCACCGCTAGAGCCTGTAGAATCGCCTCTAACCGTATGGTAAACAACCCGCAGTCTGCTAAGTTACTTGAAGCTGATGAAGCCTATGCAAGAGCCACTGCACTTGAGTACGATGCAAAGCAAGGCGACTATAATATCTTTAATGATTTCCAATATCAACAAGATGCAAATACCGTGTATCGTCCATTTAAAGTATTGAGAAGAATGTAATGCCAACAGTAAATCAACGTATCCCAAACTTTCTAGGGGGTGTATCTCAACAGCCAGATAAAATTAAATTTCCAGGACAGGTAAGGGTATGTGATAATGCTGTCCCAGACATAACATTTGGTTTAAAAAAACGTCCAGCTGGAGAGTTTGTTAAGACCCTAACTAACGCAAACGGCACAGGATTTTGGTACGAAATTTTGAGAGATGGTGACGAAAAATATATTGTACAAATGACACCTGCTGCCAGTTATTCTGGTACCAAACCTATACGTATATGGGATCTATCAACTGGTGTAGAACAAAGTCTCACTAATAGTAATGGGGATTCTTTATTTCAATACATGCAGCAGACAGGTACACATAAAGAATATTCAATACAAACTATACAAGATTATACGATTATATGTAATCCACAAAAAACAGTAGGCACTACTGGAAATACCTTTTCACCTATCCATAGCGGGGACTATTCTTATGCTAGGCTTGATACTGTGGCTTATAATACTGAGTATATATTATATTCTGGTACAGCACCTGCACCTAATACTTATTTCAGAGTGACCTCTGTTAAAGTAGACAGGATGGTTGGAGGCAGTGCACAAGGCCCAACCTTTGATGACACAAACGAAGACCAAAGTAAATCTGGTACATTGACGTGGTCATTCTCTGGAGGTAGTGCAGTTAATACCAGTGGTGCACAAGTAGGTGGTACAAATATTACAGAAAATATTGAGGGCAGTTTACAAGTTAACGGTAATAGTTTTATTGCTAATAATACTGCTACTTATCAAGGTAATCAGACAAGTGATGAAACTAAATTCTTAGGATATATACAAGATTATGATGTTAGATACACTGCTACAGTAACCCTACAAGACGGTGGTTTAATTAGGACTACTAATAAATCTACTGCAGAAGGACTATTTATAGACATTAGTTTAGAGGGAGAAACTTATAGAATATCAGTTGAAGCTGTAGAACCAGTAACTACTTACAGAGATGTATCTGGCATAGCTTATTTTAAATCTCCAAAAAATCCAGACAATGGTGTGTTAAGTATGGCAACCATTCTAAGAGGTTTAAAAGATAAAGTTAATAGTGATCTATCTAACGTAACTGCTGAAGTTATAGGTAGTGGTTTGTTTATGCACGGTTCCGCTGCAGATGGTGTCAACTTTCTTGGTGGTGCTGTCAATGAAAACATGAGTGTTATTGGTCAAAAGGCACAGGATATTAGTAGATTACCTGCTATGTGTAAACACGGGTATGTTGCTCAAATAGCTAACACTGCTGACTTAGACGTTGATGATTACTATGTAGAGTTTATAGCTGATAATGGCGTGTCTGGAGCTGGTAGCTGGGAAGAATGTGTAAGACCTCATAACTTTTCATCTAATAGTGACCCCATGATTAAGGGTTTAGACCCCGCAACAATGCCACATGCACTTATAAACAACCGTAATGGTACGTTTACATTTGTTAAATTAGATGAAGCTACAGCAAATTCACAAAATAATGAAAATTATTGGAAAGATAGAGTAGTAGGAGACAACGCATCTAACCCTTTTCCTACATTTAACGGGTCAGAAATACAGGAAATATTTTTTCACAGAAATAGATTAGGGTTTATTGCGGGTGAAAACATAGTAATGAGTAGACCTGGGGGTTACTTTAACTTCTTTATTGTGTCTGCTATATCCACCAGTGATGATAACCCCATAGATATAACAGTATCTGATGTAAAACCTGCGTTTATTAATCATACATTACCTATACAGAAAGGTTTATTGATGTTTAGTGATAACGGTCAATTCTTATTATTTACTGAGTCAGATATATTTAGTCCTAAAACAGCTAGATTAAAAAAGGTAGCAAGTTACGAATGTGACTCTACCATACAACCTGTAGACCTTGGTACATCCGTACTATTTACATCTAATGTATCAGCCTATGCTAGAGCATTTGAAGCTACAATATTAGATGATGATACACCGCCTAATATAACAGAACAGACTAGAGTAGTTCCAGAATTTTTACCAAAAGATATAACTAAATCTGCTAACTCAGTACCTATTGGTCTTGTTACGTATGGTAAAAGAGGTGATACTGCAGTATATCATTACAAGTATTACAACGCTGGTCAAAGACGTGAACAGTCTGCGTGGTATAGTTGGACATTGACAGGTACAATGCAACATATACTATATACAGGTGGTAGCTTTTTTACTGTTACACTACAAGGTAGTGATTATATCTTAAGTAGGTATGAATATGTAGCAGATGCTGATTCCACGAGAGCTTATGTGTTAGGTGGTACAGTGTCTGATGTAGGTTCACCTCTTAAAACAGCTCGTTGGTTTGAACCATGCCTTGATAACCTAGCTATAGCAAGTGTTGTTACAGGTACTGCACAAACTACAACATCTCCTGAGAAGACAGTATTAACAATACCTTATACACCTACGGGTGCTACAAACTTTTTTATGGTAGGTATTTCTGGTAATGATAGCGATGGTAATTCTATCGTTGGGATTGTTAGAAAGGCAGATTCTGTTACTACAAATAGTGCAACATTTAATAATATAAATATTAGTAGCTCTGCTAAAGTAGCAGTAGGATATAGTTACACAAGTATTATAGAATTACCAACCTACTATCTTAACAGAGGAGAAGCTAGATATGATACTGACGGTGAGTTACGTATATCTGGACTTAACTTTGAGTTAGGTGTTAGTGGCCCTATGCAGTTTAAAATTATTCCAACATTATCTAGTCGTAGTACCTACACTCAGTTTGAGTCTGGTATGTTGACAAACAATAGTAATTTTAACTCAGCTCCAGCTACACTATCTAAATCAGTAAGAGTGCCTATACAAGCAAAGAACGAAAAGTATACTTTACAAATACAAATACCAGACCCATTTTCCACCGCCTTACTCTCAGCAAGCTGGGATGGCAACTACAACGAAAAAAGACATGTACGAAGGTAAGTATATTAAGCCTTGCACACCAGAGTTAGCTTTGAGTGTAGGGCTTAACCTACGTTACGAAGATAGACGAGAAGCCGAAGAAACCACAGGATTATGTGCGGAGGCTTCTATTCTTCAATCATTTTATGAATCAACTTATTCCGTGTATTTCACGGTTCCCAACGGCAAGGCTGCTGGAGTGGCGGGAGTGACACCGCACAATCTAATATGGATGTTATGTACTGATGCCAGCACAGAATATCCTCATACATTTGTTAAAGAAGCAAAACGCTGGGTAAACAGTTTACTTAATCCTTATTTGTGTAACCAAGCTGATATGCGTAATGAGTCACACATAAAATTATTGAAACTTTTAGGATTTACTTTACTTAATTATCATGTCTATAATGGAGTACCCTTAATACAATTTATTAAACCATGTGTACAGCAATAACAGCAATATCTGCTATAATGGGTGGTGCTTCAGCTATAGCGGGCATATCAGAACAAAATCGAGCCCATGCAAATCAAGTTGATGCTGTTAACCGTAGCAATGCTATGGCAAGGCAGAACTATCTAAATCAAATACAAATATCTGCGTTTAACGATCAACGAAAAGGTGAGGTTTTTTCAGCTCAACTAAAAGCTGATGCTGCCTCAAGAACTGCATACTTTAGACAAAAAGAACTAAACCAAGCTGAAGCTACAAGAGCTGTTACAGCTCAAGATCAACAACTTAAAGAAAAAATAACAGAGCAAATGTTTGCTAGTCAAGCTAATTTATCTAAAGCTATAAAAGCACAGGGTACATTATTAGCTAGTGGCATGCCAGCTGGACAATCTATGTTGTTAGAATTTAATCAAATAGAAAGAGATCTAGGATTTGCACAAGCACAGATTGATGCTACAGTGTTTGATGCTACTAGAGCTTACGGTATAGAACGTTATGGAATTGACCTCGATCAATACTCATCTAATGTTAAGGCAAATAATGCTATAACCACATCCGCTGCCGTAGCACCTACCGCATCATTTGAAACTGTACGTCCTATAGAACAAGCTGCTCCTCGAAAACCATCCCCACTTGGCCCTATACTTGGTGGTATTGGAACTGGATTTGCTACTGGAACAACTCTTGGTGGTAAAGAGTTCTGGTCTGGTGGAGATTGGAGAGGATAAATAATTATGGCATATCAAAGAAGCACACAAGCTAGAGGTTTTAGAAACCGTGTAGCTCCAGATGAAACAAAAAGGTTATCATCTATCGCAACTGGTCTTGAAAAAAATAGAGTCAAAGACCTAAAAGCTATGACCCAACAAGCAAATGGGATTATAGCAGAACAAAAACGTGTTAACAATTTAGAAGCTCAAGCTGACGTTTACGAGCTTAACAATCTACGTAAATTTAGTAAAGAACTAAGTGGATTTTTAGATAGCACTTTAAAAAATGTAGTGCAACCTGTAGTTGAAGGTCAAATTAACGAAGGTATAAACGAAGGTATTAAAGCTAGTCAAGGTGACGAAGAAGCTCTTAACGCTGTTAAATTATCAGATCAACAAGAACTTGAATTAAAAGAAAAAATATCAGAACAAAGATTAGCTACTGATACAGCAGTTACAAATCAAGAAAATACATGGGATGAAGCTGGTTATGAAGCTAGCCTTAGACAAAAATATAGGTTACTTAATCTTAAGAAACAAAACTCTAACTTTGCTATAGGTTTTAGAAAAGGACTTCT